TGCTTCATTACAGGTGACTGTATCAAGCGCCCAATCAGCTTTGTCCTTGCCGTAGTCATCTGTTCCGATAGGAACTTCAACCATGTAGCGTTCACGGAACGTTGAAATTGCCTCAACCAGCACCCACTGAGTGGCTGGCTTCTTAACAAGAGACCAGGTGCCATTCTTCAGATCAGTCCAAACAAGGTCGTCGCCTTCTTTCCAACCAGTCTCTGCCATCAGTTCCGGAGGGAACTCAATGAACAACTCGCCTTCTGCGTTTTCCTGAACTTCAGGTGTATATCTCTTACTCATTACTTTTCCTTAGTTAACAATCATACGAATTAAACCAACACAATCAATACTTACTAGCAGCCCGTAGTTAGCCAGCATACCAAATGATCGGCGACTGTAGGAACACCAACCGAACATAATACACTGAGATATAAAAATGGGATAAAGAATAATAAGCGGCGGATTAGGGACAGTGAGCGCCATCGTGACAGAGCATCCGATAGATAACGCCCAAGCTGCAATCTCAACAAAAAAACGAAACGGATACTTTCGGTAATCATCGGAAATCCATGTACCTATATTTGAAAATAGTTCAGTCATTAATCGGAATCAATACTTGTTTGTAGCATGAGCAACTCGGATCATACGCCCGCACATATTTGTAGGCGGGTTCGACGTATGCGGGTTGGACAATCACTGGTTGCTGAATGACAACCGGTTGAGGACGACTGGCCTCGATTGCCAGGATGCTGCCAAAGAAGATAGCAGGCAGTATCCAACCTTCATTACCACGCCACACCGCTTGAGGATGCGGTCGTTGTCGATAGTCGTGATTGTTAAAAGAGTAGTCGCGCCGCTCAGGATTGGCAATGGCAGTCGTCACAATCATCACCGCCATTATGGCCAGTACAAGTTTTTTCATTTTTTAGCCTTTCAATTGCCAGTTTCAAAATCTCAACGACCATTTCGTTGAATGTAATATCACGCTCATGTGCCATTTTAGCCAGAGCCATGAAGTCTGCATCAGACAGTTCAATTGGAACTTCAATGCGGGTATCAAACTCTTCGCCATCAAGAATAGCCTTTGCTTTTTCCAGGAAGTCTTCTTCCGTTTCAAGATCGGTCCAGTGAACATCATCCCAAGCATTATCTCTATCTACGCCGCGCGCTTCGGCCTCGTCAAACATTGCTTGCTTGTGCGATTCGTTTAGCCAGCGATATGGGCGAGTTTCGTCAACAGTTGCTTCCACTGATGCTTCGTAAACTTCTTGGGTAGAGGTGTTGAAAATTACACTGGCATTACCAAATTTAGTTTCGTAGTCCAAATATCGTGCGTCTGGGTAACATGCCCATTGATATTCACTTCCGCCCGAAATCGCATGGTTGAGTGCTTCGTTGATCGCTTTCAATTTCATTTTTACATTCCTTGTTTGTTTCTGTGGAGTTAATTTCTTCATCAGGAACTTTTAACCACCACATCATTACTATCAATGCTGCTATTATAGCACACACCTTATAAAAAAGATAGTATTTTGGTGAAAGCATTACCGGAATGTATTAAGGACTGGATGGTAGGCGCGGATGTATTCAAGTTCTCGGACATGGGCCGCAGCCTTACCTCGGACGACTTCGAGCAACCCAAAAGTGAAAGCCTCAGGTCCATATTCACGAATGCTCTTGCACAGACCCCAGTCTTTATTCTCTGCGTTGGCTCTTTGAACATGCTTTCGGGCACGAACCCGCATGGCCGCATATACTCCGGCCGGGCTGATAACGGCTAAACCCACATATTGCTCACCGGTTAATGTGTTGGTAACCACATATATGACATGGTTTGTATCGGCGCGGCGTTTACGGCGTTTAAGTGGAATATCGGACATGAAGTATTTATCGTTTCATCGCATAGACAAGTGCCTCTGATAATACACCTTCATGTCTGGCTAACACATCAACCTCCCATGGCAACTGCTGATGCTGCTCAAAAGTCATCGTGTTTACGTTTATTTTATATGGTTGACCATTCCAATAATAAGTGCCAATTCTGGATGCTTTTAATACTCCGGTATGAAGTTGATTTATATGTATCAGTTCGTGAACCAGAACTTCTGGAATTTCTTCCAATGATAACGTGCTGTTGATAGTCACACGGTTTCTAAATCTAAATTCCACTGCAGTGGAGCCGTGCGTGGCCGGTCCTAAATTGGCAATTCGTATTACGATTTCTTTGGGGAGCGGAATGACAGTAGAAACTGCCTCAGTTAATTTTCTACAAACTATTTCACGGGCCAGGTTATAGTCATCATTCTGATAACTGAACCGAATTGCCGGAAACATATTCATAAATAAGGACTAAATAAAAGTGAGAGCCACGAGTTACGACCTCCGCCCTCTCTAACACTTTCAAGGAGTATCAGCATGACTATTTATCACAAACACCATATCATTCCGCGCCACGCAGGGGGAACTGATTCCCCGGATAATATTGTTTCATTAACCGTAAAAGAACACGCAGAGGCGCATCGGTTATTATTTGAATCATTCGGTAGATGGCAAGACTTATATGCTTGGAGGGGGTTATCGGGACAGATAAACATGTCAGAAGAAAGAATTCGTGTATTTCGAGAGGCTATTGCAAATGCAACACGACAACGAGTTAAAGACGGTACCCATCATCTCTTAAAACGAGCAGATGGTACAAGTGTAGTATCCGATTTGGTTAGTGCAGGTACATATCATATGTTAGGCGGAGAGATTCAAGGAAGAACTTCTCGCAGAAGGGTGATCGAGGGAACGCATAACTGGTTAGGTGACGGAACTTCTCAACGGGAAACACAGCGAAAGTTAGTTGATGCCGGTAATCATCATTTTCAGAACAAAGTTAAAAAAGAGTGCCCGCATTGCCATTCTTTTTTCGATGACGGTAACTACAAACGTTATCACGGTGATAAATGTAAATCAAGAATATAAGTAGTTAATCGTAGTTTCGTTTTCACGGAACAATACAGCACCATTTGACAAATGGAACCTGCGAGCCATATCTGTTTTGGGGCTCAATGTCACAAACGTGGTCACTGTCGGAAAATGTACTTTAATGTAATCCATTGACTTCATTAATACAGTTCGGCCGGCGCCGGGTTTATAACTCCACACCGTATAATATACAGCACAAGTAGGGGATTCGGCAGTATTATCCAAACCGGCCACATTTTCAGGAATCGCATTATGAAAACTTACGCACACCATTGCTTCGGGAGTGTCCTCGGGAGTTTCGTCAGATAGTACAATGACTAATCTGCCGTTACTCACGCGGAACTCTGCTGGAATCTCAGGGCGTACAGGATCGTCTTTGACAAACGATAGGAATGAATTTGTTGTGTCTCGGATGTAGTGTATCATAACCTTATTTATCTATTTGTTATGAATGTTCTGTTACAGTTGTGTTACAGTTGCCAACAGTTATTGTCGTAGTCCCAGTGACGAGTATCGTAAATCTTCGCCTCCGCGCCGTACCCGAATAAGCACACCTCCAACGACGGCCCAGCGTGGTCACACCGCGCTGACCAATCAAAACTTATCTTGAGTAAGTCATACGAATATCGACAAACTTCAAATTCCCATGCTTTGTGTTCGGTAATCATACCAGAACGGCAGAATAGGTTTTTGAAGTTTTCCTTGTACCAAGGATTAGTCAGACTTAGGTGCAGATTGATCATCTTCTTCCTCCGGTAATGTGGCTCCAAGCAATCTAATCATTCGGCGAACACCAGCTTCATTCATGGTCACCGACAATGTGGTGTAACCTGATGTTAGTCGCAACATAACTCGTTCGTCATCGGTCATGCCGACGGTGTATCCATCGTAGGAGACGGGTGCGTAGATGGCGCGGTGACGGGCGCAATGTAATCAGGTTTTGAAAACCACATTGTTTTTCCTTAGGTTGAACTACCGGGCAGTGTCAGATAACCGAGATATACCTTAAGGGTATCCTCTGTCACGTTCGGTGGCAGCAGATTGACCGGTTCAGATTCCTCGTCAGGGTCGTAGGTCATCCCGAGTTCTTTCATCATCTGGTGCTTGACCAAAAGATTAGGTTGACGATAACGACCAGTATCTTCGAATCCCATCATCACACCAACTTCGGCGACTGCGCCCGAACGACAGATACCTGCGAAGCAATGGACAGTGACGTTCATATCAAGTTCGAGGGCGTGTTGGAGTAATCGGACGAGGTCGCTTGCTTGCTTTTGGGTGCAGCGGAATGCCTCGTCAAAAACATGATCGTCTTTTTCAATGTCAAGGAATTCAAATTGATGCACCTCCGCGAAAAGGTGCTTAGGGTCAGGCACCCAACCAGCAGGATCGCTAATTTGGATCAGCATTGAATTTGGACCTGGATCTTTGTAGAAAGTTCCACTGGCGATATCGCTTGCAGCGCAGTTCTGAATAAACGGCATATTTTGTTCTCCTATGCAGCTATTATAGCACAGACAAGATTAAATGTCAATTCCTAATCGTCCAAACAATATTTTCTTATACTGTTGGACGAAGGTGCATTTTTCGTCGGAAATGATATCCCAGTTAACTGTATCAGCAGTTGTGTTTTGCACGTATTCCTCTGAGTATCCGAGATTCTTTAAACCAAACCCAAGGTGGCCACTGATATAAAAACGAGGATTCTGAGCGACAACAGACATATAATCAGCTGCCATTTGTTTAGCGATATCATACGTCATATGTTTGCTTTTCCAATTAATAAATGTGGGTGATTGGGCGGTCATATCTTCCGCGTAACCGTATTTCAAATAGTTCTTTTCCAAGTCACTTGGAAACGGGTTTCTTTCTGCTCTGGCAATACCTAACCCATTAAATACTACCGTGTGTAACGGGATAGTTTCATTCATTATATCATTGTATGTTTTTTCTACAGACTCCACTGCTTCTTCAGGTAGACCTATTATAAAACTACCATGCAGACTCAAACTATTGCCGTACTTATGCCGTATATTTGATATCATTGCAATTTGCTTTGACCTGTCATATCCTTTACCTATTATTAATCCTGTTTTTCTATTTAGAGTTTCTATACCGAAGTACATTGCACGGAGACCAATATCATATAACTTTTCAAGAGTAGCAGGATTTCTTGCAATAAGGTCTAATCGGGCATAGCACCAAAATTTTGGTTGGAACGGCAATCTCTTCACCACTGACAACATGATATCTAATTTAGGTTCATTATCATTGAATGTGTCATCTAATAACAGGTAATCAGTAACCCCAAATGTATAATAATTGGTTAACATTTCTTCATATAAAATGTCAGCGGGACGTATGAAGTCTAAATTTTGTTTTCCATTCATTGGATACGAACAGAACTTACATCTAAATATGCACCCGCGTGCAATTTCAATAGGCAATACTTTCATATTAGCAACATCATGCTCTCCCCATTTAAATGGAGAGTTAACAAAGTCGTGATTCGACCCGGTGCGGTCGTCTACGATTATAGTTCCTGACAAGCTGCGGTAACTACCAGGCATTTTATCACCGTGACGCAAATGATTAGCAAGAGACACGATTGAAGCCTCAGCGTAACCTATAACCGAGTAATCAATACCCGATCCGTTTTGTATTGCATGAGGTAAATTCCCACCAGTTACTATTTTGCACCGCGGATTGAGTTGCCGTATCAACTCAACCATACTATCCTCAGTTTCACGGCCTTGCGGTACCACTGAGTTTGAAAGGCGTTTATACTGACTAGGTGTATCTATAGACATCATAAAAGTTGTACTGACACCTACAAACAACGTTCGATCGGTGATAACTTTTGTCAACATTGTATCTAGTTCAGCTGGTGTAAACCCACTCAGATGGTCTACTACTAAGCATTCATACCCTGCTTGTCGCAAACTATAAGCACATTTATATGCACCTATTGCGCGACCTACATAATGCAAACTAGTAATGTCAGTAAAGATAATTACATCGTACATTATGAGCCCACACTATAACTTTTAGTAAAAATACCACATACACCTTTATAAATGGTCCCATCGTGCTTCCAATTCGTCGGAACTAACTTGTCCAGTTGGTCCATACTATTTTTCCAATTTTTAAGATATTCGGCCGCCGGGTCCCTAAAGAAGAATTCATCCCAGGGAAACGCCACTGAGATAGTTGTAAATTTATCAGGATTGAAGTTCAACTTGAACTGCCTCTGATATATGATGTTACCGATGAAATCGTGAAATCCCCGGTTCCGCGTGTTGTTCATCTTGTTGGGATTTATGTTGTGTAGTTTAATATAATTCTTTATGGCATGGGCTTGTTTAGATATCATCGGACCAGTAGACGCTGCCCAATAAAATGGTTCCTGGTACACCGGCAAATCTACCGCAGATGCTCGTCCGGGGAAAAACATACCTAAAAACTTATCAAGAAATCGGAGCTTGAA